CTTTTCCCGATGTAGCCATAAGTCTCGCCTGTTTTGTGCTTCTTGCCCCACCCGTGCCTTGTCTTGCTGTTCCTGCATCTTTCCGCGCAGTTCAAATTTCTGGGCGTACAAGTCAGCCAAGCCCGGTGTTTCATACACCATGATTTCTCGGATTGTCACTTCCAATTCAATCATCTGTTGCCGACACATAATCACGTTCATTGCCGTACCCATCATTTCAGCATTGCTTATTGTCGGGTCATAAACTTCTGCTTTTAATTCTTCAGCCCTCAAAAAAGCATTGAGTTGGTCTTGTAAGGAAAAAAATTCTGTTAATCTTTTTACAATGTCTGCGGCGGCTTGTGTCTCAGTGTAGGCAACATACTTTTCTTTCTTCCTCGTTTGCGCCACAGGCTTGGGCGTTGACTTCTTAGGTTTAAAAAAGTTACTAAGTTTATTCCAAAAGGAAGTAACTTCAATATAAATGCCAACCACCTCATTAGCGGCGGTTTTAACTTCAAGAAAAGATTCCTTGGCCTGTTTGTAAAGTTTTGCGCCTTGACGAATAGCCGCCACGCAACTATTTGCCATGACCAACAAAGTGACAGGGTCAATTTTTTACCCCTTTTTGCTTGCGTAAAACCAGACGCTACCAATTACCATAATCAAAAAGCCTTTGGTCAGCCAGCTTATTGTTGTCTTGAATGCCGTGCGCTTTGCATCGCGCCATGTTTCCAGCAAGCCACGCAATTCTTTAACGTCTGTGCCAGCATCATCGTCATGCAAGCCAATGTCAGCCAACGCACGTTTTGCGCCCCATTCTGCCGCCTCGCGCAACATTGCTTTCAATTCATCATCGCTAATATTGCGAACAGCCACAATGGGTGAATTCATTTTTGTTACCTAAAAAATTTGCCTACCATCCAACACACAACAGAAAATCGTTCGCCCTCCTCCACATCTTCCACGCCGTGCATTATGAAAGATGGAAACACCAGCACAGTGCCTTTGCTCTGCGGTGGATAGTAACGATTCTGCCCGTCCTGCAAGAAGAACTTGCCGCCCGCGAAATTATCGTTCAGAAACGCTAATACAGTCAATTTGCGGCATTCATCCCCGTGTTGAATAAAAGTGTCCACATGGGCTTGATAACGCCCTCCTGCGGGATATGCAAGGAATTCAGCTTGGTTAGCATGGGTGATGTCAAACTTCCATGCTGAATGGTTTGCCGCCAAACCAGCCGCCGCAAGCCGACCGCCAATGTCTTTGTAAGTCGGCAACATTACACGAGTGACATTGCGAATAGATGTATCAATTTGACCATTACCTATGTGCGGTGGTTCTTTGGTCAATCGGTCTTGTGTGTACAACTTAACAAGTGAATCACAAGCTTCAGGTGTCAATATGTCGCTGTAAACCCAATGTCGCATTTCAGCAGATGGCAAGTTAAGTGATGGTCGCTTGTCAAACTTCCATTCTTTATGTAGCCCATCAGCGTCCACGTAATGCAGGAACACTTGCGCTTGCCATTTGCCCTCTGTGTATGTCTCGCGCCAATGGTGCTTGTCCATGCCTCTATAAAGCACAGCATCGCCCACAGCCATATTAATCTTGCTTGGGTTAGCCTTACCCTCATTACCCATGTAAATAGGCCACACATCGCCGTCAAAGCCAAGCGTCAATGTTGCGCTGATTTCGCACGACTCGCGGTCAGTGTGAATGGTTAAATTTTCTCCGGGTGCGTACAAACGAGCATAAGAATATGTAGGATAAAGCCGTTTGCCCGATACACGCTCAAAGTGAGGCAACAGGTCAACCAGCAACTTATCAAATGCCATTGCGCCATGAACAGCTTGAGACTTTGGGCATTGGTCATCTTGAACAGTTTGCTTCTCAGCAATTAGCCGTTTCAATTCTGCGGTCAACTCAACACAAGATTCTTTAGCAAGAAAATCTTTAAGGTGAACGTATTTTTCAACAACAAATTGGCTGAGTTGGTCGCACATATTTATCCTGTCGTGTCTGTTGGGTTAGGTTTGATTGATTGGTCAGTAGGGTCGTACCAAAACTGGTCTGCTACTACATCAGCCGCACAATCAAACCAAAACAGTTCATCGCTGACAGGAAAGATTATTCCATCATCTACGACTTGCGCCACGCGATAACCCGTTTCACGAGGTTCAATGGTTGAAATTAACGCTTTCATCAATAAAACTCCTCAATGATCACAACTCCTGCCGCGCCAGCACCGCCGGGGCCATTATTTCCACCGCCATATTGTCCACCACTGCCGCCACCGCCGTATGCTTTACCAGCTATACCAGCTTTGGGAGTAGAAGGAGGAGTTCCAAAAAAAGAATTGCCTCCCCCACCTAATGCAGATGAACCTCCATAACCTACATATTGGTCAGTAAATGATATTCCACCCGGCGAACCCCCAATATTTAAATTCCCATTTGACCCTTGCCCCCCACCCCCTGCCGGGTTAGGGGAAGAACTACCAGTTTGAGTGGGAGCAGAAGAACCCCCTGTAGCAGTAACAACAGTAATTGGCGCAACCCCAAATGAAGATGTACCCGTTGCACCTCCAACTGTGTAGGGCTGTGGGCCGGGCAAAGATGCGGCTGGATAAAAACGTATTGCCGTTCCACCTCCACCACCGCCGCCACCGCAACCACCATTAACTGATTGTGGATTATTTACTGAACCTCCGTTGCCACCGCCACCTACAACGGTAACTTTAATTGACTTTACTGTTGCGGGTTTTGTCCATGTACCTGATGCCGTTCCAACAGTTATTGCGTTCACGCTTGTTGCCGCTACGTTTGTCGCTGAAGTCCATGTTGTTCCATTGGAGGTCAATACATTACCCGCAGTTCCAGCCGCAACAGATGACAAAGTTGTTCCAGCGGCATCGCTAATAATTGCCGCATTACCTGTAAACGATGCAACATTTGTACCCCCGCTTGCAACGGGAACAAGGTTATACAAACCTGTTGCCGCATTAAGCTGCCCGCTGGTGTTTACCTTGTTTGCTAATTGTGAAAGATTAAATGCTTGGGTCATTATGCTGCTCCTGCTCCGTCAAAAGTTTGTTGTACAAGAACTGTTGTATTGTTGGTCGGTGTTGGAATTAAAGTGTAACTTCCAACTGCTGTTGTGTAATCTGTGCCTTGAACATATAAACATCCATTAGCATAAATTTCAAAATATGCGGCTATATAAGAATAACTATATACAGATACACCGTTAGATGTAAAAGCAGTTACAGATGTTGGCAAACCGTTTGGCACTCCTAGATTGTCAGGAATGAATTGAATAATTGTTAAGTTGCCATCAGCATTTGCAGGAAAATTATTTATTGTGTTTCCTACTAAATCAAAATCTTGGTCATTAACAACTGTTCCATTTAAAAACAAAAACTCTCTACCAGATACAAGTTGAAATGTTGTTGGCGTAAAAGTTGATGCCGCAGTCAATGTGGCAGTAAATCTACTAAATGAACGATAAGTTGCGCTTGCCGCAATACGGCGATAAATAGCACTGCCAGCCGTTGCTGTGAATGTACCTGTAAAAACAATTTCTTTAGTAACGTAATTTATAGAAACAACTGTGTATTGTGTTGGTGAGCCACTATTGCTAAATGTCAACACATCGCCAGCTTCGATTGTGAAATGCGGCAAATTTATATATGTAACAGTTGTCGTTCCTGTACCGCTTGAATAATCAATGCCAGTATCTTGAAAGAAAATTCCACCCGCAACAGAACGCATTGAAGTTATGGTTACGCTATCATTTACATTACAAGCCGTATTAAGTGTCACGGTTGTATTGTTTTCTGTGTATTCAGTTGTATCTAGCAATACGCCATTTTTAAAAACTAAGTCTTGTCCCGTTATGTATCCTGCGCCCCTTGTCGTTGGCGTGAATACTGTTTGACTTGCTGTTGCCGTAAAATGTTCTGATGTGTAATTAAAAGTGTCAGGTGCAATAACGCCAACTACACGAACATAAATATCAATAGTTAACGCTGAAACTGCGCTTGTAAATGTACTTGAACCACCAAAATCTAAAAATTGCGCTAATGAACCAACCATTGTTCCATCAGGATTGTTGGTAATAGCAATTTGCCCTGCGCCAACGCTTGTTGTGCCTGTTTTTGTAAGTTGACCAGTACGAACGTCTAGGTCAATGTAATTTGTGCCATCAGGCAACGCAGACCATTGAGATGAATCAAAGCCAGCAGTAGGCACATAAGCCGCCGTGCCAGCCGCATATCCAGCAAGTGCTGTGGCTGTACTTAATCTGCGACTGCCGCGAGTTATGTAAGCTAATTTGTAAGTTGTGCCAAATGTCGGTTGCGCTAAAAACCATGTGTAGTTAGATGCAACCGCACTATAAGTAGTTGCAGATGAGTTATACAAACCATAGTAATTTTTACCAGTTGGTGATGATGAAATGTTTGTGCCTGTTAAATCATCGCCATACGCAACAACAATGTATTGCAAATCATAGGTGAACGTAGTTGGTCGCCATTGAAATACAGCAGATGCAGAACTAAATGCGCTTGACCCCAAGCTGTTTACCATGCGAGCAAAGAAATACCAGTTGCCAGATGCAATATTTGTTAACGTAATTGTCAGGGCTGTAGAAGTAGGGTAAGGGTTGCCTGATGCTTGAATAGCACTTGTACCAGCAAGCAATCGCTGTGCTGTTGTGGGGCTTGCAAATGCCGAATACCAGACTTCTGCATATTGAGTAATACCACCCGCAGGGGTTGTCACATTGACAATAAAGGATGGTGTTGCCGCATTTGGGTATGAAGTTGTAACAGTCGGAATTGGGATTGCACCAAAATTCATCGGTTGTGACAATCCTGTATTTGGCGATGGCGTAAATTGCGTAACTGATGCGTCTGAATAAACCGCAGGGTTAAATTCAGAAAGCGTTAATGATGCGGTAATTTGCCCATCATCAGTAAAGTTTTCGACAACTTTGTTGATACGAAATAATTTTGCTGTCCAACCATAATTTGCGTTGGTCATGCTAACAATATCGCCAGCTTCAAGCTGTAAGCCTGTAAACCCTATTGTGCATTGCACTTGTAAATCTTCACGCCCTGCTTTTAACAAACGATTTGCCAAAAGCTGCGATGAAACACTGTTGTTAACCAAAGAAAGATTTATGGTTTGCTTGTTGATTGGTTCGTTAGGGTACAACAAAGATGGGTCAATTATTGCCAAATCATAAATAGTTGAATTAAAACTGTCTTGCGTTGCGCTGTCAGGAAACTTAACTTCAGCAATATTAAATGATGATGAAATGTCCAAAGGCGTGACGTTTATTGCGCCAATAATGTTGGAATCATCTAATGACATTGCAATAGCGTAGGTAGTCTGTTGAACAATTACGCCCCATGTGCCGTCTATTTCGTTATATCTTAACAAGCAATCACAGCAAGTTGCCATGAGTTGCAAGTTAGTCATAATGGGCTGGTTAGTGTCTAATTGCCCATTAAATTGAAATCTGTTTTGTGTGTTTGTGCCGCCGCTATATTGTGTGTATAAAACTTGTTCAGCGCAATAAGTGTTCAATGCGGTCAGGCTTGCAGTATTCACATTTGAATAAGGTATTGCTGACCCGTAGCGTTGCGAAGTAAAGTAATCTAAAAAACAATCGCCGGGTGCTTTTCTTGTATTTGTAATCTGAAATTTTGTATCTTGCAAACCAGTTAAATTAGCATCTTGGTTATAAGTTATTTTGACAATTACAAAAGCACAATTTGTCATTGCTTGTGCGCTTGTCCATTGATAGGTAAGCGCACTATTTCCCATCACTTGTGTTGAATAAGCTGGAAATGCGCTGTTAGTTGGCGCAGAAGAACCATTGTTATAAAAGTAAAAAGCCAAATTACCCGCAACTGATGTGTCAGATAATCCAGTAGATTCATCAAGCAAAGAAGCAACATCGTATCCATTGCCAGCAAAGACAACTTTTTTGCCGCCCCAATAGACATCTCCAAAAGTGATGACATCAGCACCGCCAGCAATGTAACCCTCAGTGTTTGTAACTTCGCTTAACGCCATGCAATAGTAAAGCGTTTGATTGTTGGTAGTAATTGAAAGGTCGGTGACAATGCCGCCAACATAAGCCGTGCCATATACGACTGGTATTTTGTTGTCGCCAGCTGGCGGGACTTGTATGCGACTGCCGGGGTTTTGTCTGTCTTGTTGCGTGTTATTTTGGTTTGAATCAGGCGAAAAAGCTTTAGCAATAATTGAGGAAACAACCATATTGATAGCAAAGCCAGCAATCGTAGCCGCCGCACCTGTCAAGCCAAGAACTTGAACCGCAATTATTGAGCCGGGCATGGTTATTTAATCCAAGTTTCTTCTAGCTTTTCAAAGCCGAATTTTTCATAAGACAAATCGGGACTGTTGACCATTTTACTGATTGCAAAAAATTGGATGCGGTTTTCTTGCTTCCATTCTTCACATTGTTGAATGTAAGCATGAAGCAAACGGTGCGCCAATTTGCCCCCGCGATGTTCCTCGTTAATCCAAAACGCTATCTCGCTGACTTGTGACACTTCAGGATTCCAAATGTTTGGGTGCTGTGCGGCAATGACCATACCCACAGATTCTTCATCTTTTTCTGCAAGCAAAATAAACCCTGCGCCAGCAAATATGTTGGCAAGTAATTTGTCTATATGCTCTCGGTTGTCTGCGTCTTTGAGAAATTGCGCTGGTGCTTTTTCGCGATAGCTTTTGAGCATATTCACAATTGCTTCTATGTCGTATTTGTTTGCTTGTCTTATCATGTCTTTTATCCTGTTTTGCCAAATTGATAATTTATTGTTTGAATATAGTTAACTCTGTTCATGCTGTTGTCAAGTGAATTCCAAAATGTCCATGATGGATTATTTGTATACCTGCCAGCCGTGCGATTTTGCAAAATAAGTTGAATGCTGGATGCGCTGACAGTCACTGTGCCAACATAGCTACGCAATTCTTCCATCCATTGTTCGTTAATGCTGAAGCTGTTGATAAACCCCGTGAAGTATTGATACAACCCGCCTGTGCCGCCTGTGGTTATAAGTGCGCCAGCGGCATCAAAGAAACCATGCCACATTTCAATTTTTGACCCTTTAATACCCGCGCCAAGCACAAGAGAAAGCATGGCGGTATCTATGCCTACTAGGGTCACAGTTGTCTCGTTAGCAGTGCTTTTAATGTCTCTGGCAACTGAACCTATGCTGACCAGTTGGCTTAAACCTGTAAACGCTGTGGCATCCACCGCTGAAACTGTGATGGCGGTCGGTGTTGTGGCAAATCTATAGGTTGCTGATGCGGTCGTAATTCGCACAAAGTCAGCATAGCGAATGACATTTGTTCCAACAACAGGCGCAATGACGTTCACAGCACTACCTCATAAGCATTGAATGAACCATCCCATTGGATAAATGAATCATTGGTCATTGGGACAAGTGTATAGGTTGGGTAATCGCGCAGGACAACAGGAAAAGTTATTCCTGTATAGGTTGACCCACCCAAGCTAACTGTTGTGCCATATTGACCTATTACAGCCGCTGTAGCCACGCTGACTGTGGTCATCAATGAACGATGCACTGGAATGTTTACAGTTGCGCCGCCACCACGCTGAACATCTGCCGTAGCTATGTAAGCATATCGGTCAATTTGAATGAAATCTCCAGCCCTGACAATGTACAAAGTTGATGTGATTGACGGCAAAGAACCAAGCACAATAGTTTTGTTGGCACTAGATGTTTGCACTTGACAAGCAGCCGCTTGTACGCCTGTCATATCGCCTTGATAAACAATATAGTTAAGCCAGCCAGTTGCGCCAAAGTTGATGTATTGTTCAGTGATTCTGTCAGCCGTGCGAAGCGCAGACAACACCGACCGATTAGTGCTGTATTGCAAATAATTCATCGGCGTAATGGTGAACTCAAACGGCTGTACGGTGAGAATCTCCGATGTGCTAATTCGCATATTGCGCGACAACATCTGACCAGCAAATTTGTGGTCATTGATTGCAACAGTTTCAGCAATGGCAAGGATACTTTGTAAACTCATTTTTTACCTCGACACTGGCACTGAACGATTTGCTGACTGATACGAAGCCCAAATTGTTTGCTTGTTCTTCGCCAAGAATTGAACGCCTGTCTGGGTGTCTATGGCATTCATGCTTGCAATGTACGGGCCATTGTAGTTAACTGTTTGACCGCCGCCGCCCATCATGTTGTTGGGAATAATCGTACCCGCGCCTGATGGCACAAAAATTTCAGGCCCACGTTCACCAACCAAATATGAAGTGTTGCTTGCAACAAGGCCACCTTCTGCCCTTGCAAATTGATTGCCTGATGTACCAGCACCCATATCAACATTAGAACTGCCATTTCCAAAAATACTTTTTAAAAACCCACCCACTCCAGAAGAACCTCCTGTCAATGCAGTGATTTGTGCTTTCATTTGAATTGCAATCAAATCTTGAATGACACTACGAGCAAAGTCTTTAAATTGAAATTTACCTGTACGAACAAATTCATCAACATAGCTACTCATATTTGAATAAACGCTTTTTGCCATTTGATCCAAAGTTTTGTAATGATCTTGAAATTCAATCAATGCTTGTTGTTCAGCAAGCAATTCTTTATTGCGAATACTATATGCGTCCATATCCTCTGATCTAATATCTGATCGAATACGAAGCTGATATTCTTTTTCAGAATATTCCAATGCCACTTGACGCAAAGCAATTTCTTTTTCTGACATACCAATCGTGTCATATTTCAATTGCAATTTGTCGCCCTCAACGCGCAATGAAGTCTGCTCTGCTCTAATAATGTCATTCATTGACTTTAAAATATTTTGATACGCATCATCTGCTTTGGCCTGATCTTCCAAAAGCATTTTTGAATATTCTTCTTCGTTTTGAAGTTTGGCAATAAAGTTTTTATCTTGTACTTCTTTAATTTTTTGCGCGGCATCAATTTGAATTGCTTTTGCTTTTTCTGTGTATTCTTTTAAGCGCAATGTCGCAAATACATTATTCTCATCACGATTCTTTTGTGCCATCTCCATTTTGGCTTCTTGAAGTTGTTGATACGCATCAAGTTCAATTTTGCCAATTACAGTAGCAGATTGCTTTGCCAAAACAATATCGTTTTCTAATTTCTGTTTAGCTAATGAATCTCTAATGCTGTTTTCTTTTCCTAATCCACCAGCTCTTGTATATGCACTAATTTTTTCAGTTTCTTTTTGTGCAACCAAAGCTTTTTGACGCTTTGATTCCATTTCAGCTTCAAGTTTTGTAATTTGCTCTTGAATACGTCTTGCACGTTCTTCTGCAACTTTAGGATTTGCAAACCCACCAGTAATGTCTGCTTGTGCGTTTTCCAACGCTTTGCGAAGACCAGCAAGTTTGTCTTCAGCACCTTTTTCCGCGCCAACATTTAAAATTGCTTCCCAACTACGTTTAGCCGCCAAAGCAACAGCATTCCATGATTTTTCAAGTAATCCAAGTTGACGCTCTTGACCTTGAAGTGATTGAGTAAAAGCATCAGCAGTTAATTTTGCGGCATCTTGAAATTTATTTTGTTTCTCAAGTGCTTCAATATGCTTGTATTGTTCAAGAGTCAAAAAATGAAATTGATCATTTAATCGTTTAGCAGATGAAGCAGTGCCATCCATTGCAGGAATTAATTTGCCAGCAACCACGGTTACGCTATCGCCCGACAATTTAGACACTTGCAAAATTAGATTGCCAACTGCGCCAAGTGACTTTTCAGTAAATTGACCTGAAGACACCAATGCCATAAATGCTTCTTTGGCATCGCCTAAACCAACGCTCAAATCTTTACTGGCTACCTTGGCAAGATTTTGAAAACCCGTCAATGTCAGATTTGCATATTGATTCGTCAGAATCATCTGATCTCTGAACGTAGAAGCTTCTTTTGTGCCTTTATAGAATGCGTATCCCAAAGCACCAACAGCAACCACAGATGCGCCAATTGCAACATTCATTGGCGTAATGAACGAAGTCAGCATTTTGAACATTGGGCCAAGACCGCCCATTACGTCCTTGAGTTGACCACCTTGTTGAATTGAAGCAATGAGTACGCTTTGACCTGACGCAATCTGTGTGAAAAAGTCGGTGACTTGGTAAGTTAACTGTATTTGTTGTTGAGCATTCATTCCACCCGTTGCTTTTTTGGATGCAATGGCAAGAGCATCATATGCCGCCGCTCTTTGCCTTAACTCTTGAACTATTACAGGTGAAGCATTTTTATACCGACCAGCCGCAATTTCGCGTTCAATTAACGCAACCTTGCTGACCTCTTTGCCATAATCTTCAGTAGCATATTTTAGATTGGCAATTTCTTTTGCCGCCGCATTGCTATCTCGCGTTATGGCATCTTTTAACTTTTTGTTTTCCGAAATAGCCTTATCAACATCAGCCTGAAAAGCGGCAGTGTCAATCCCAAGGACAACACCTAATCGAGCAATATTGCTTGAGGCCATTATTTCTTCTTCCCTTTGTTCATCTTAGCAATGTAGGCAGGAATAACCTGAGCCAGTTCGGTTTTTAGAATTCTAACAACTTCCTCTGCATTTCGGTCTAGCGCAGGGCGCAAAAAAGCTTTCATGGGAGTAGTTGCATTGCCGAATTCCTGCGATAAGGAAACCGCGCTTCGCTTTGCTGAAACTACAGCGATGGCGGCATCAGTTTCACTTACATGAATTGACTTGTAATCGCTTTTGTTTGGGATTCTGGCATCCAGCCTGATAGTATTTCTAAGATGAATAGGGCCAGTGCTTTTTTCGTCATAGGGCGCATTTGCAACCGCGCTGGTATAAACCCCTTGCATGGCTGTTTTGGCGGCTTTAACGACCGTTTGGCGGGCGGCAAGGTCAGCTCTAAACATCTTTCCCATCTGAACAAGCTGTGTCTCAAGCTCCGCAAAGCCCTCCAGGCGAAATGTGCGCGGATTTGGGGTGTAGTTATTCATTAGGCTTCAACATAAACTTGTGCGCGTTTGGTGCGCTACTCATGAACGTCAACAGTTGCTCATTGACTTGAGCCTTTTTTTCTTCCTCAGACAACGGTGGCGTGATGTAATCAATCATGGATGGAATAATATCTTTCATTGTGAAATGCTGTGCGCCTTTTTGTATCTTTGAATTTAGGTTGCCAGTTGCAAACCCGCTCAAAGCCAAAGCCAAAGCTTTCTGACCGATCATTCCATCTGACAACATAATTTCGATGTTCCGCATATCGTCTGTGGGGATGTTGTCAGGACACCCGCCGTGGGCAAAGATGTAAGCCCTTGCCTGTAGGTGAATGTCCTGAGTTAGTTTTTTCTTGAGTCTTTGTAGCCGGGTTGAATGGATTCACCAATCTTCTCCAGCATCTCGACCTGAATTGCAAAAGGCCATTCCTCATCGATCTCAGCGTAAGTAATCTGGCTTAGATCGCCATCAACCGGAATCAGCAATCTGATGAACTCAACCACCCGATTCTCAATCTGAATCGCCGTGCGGATCAGTTCTTTGGTTGAACGCCCATCAATGACAACATCGTCTTCTTTAAATTCGATGCCCTCAGTAGTAGTGTCTTTTGACAGTCCTGAAATAGCTTTTTCATATCGTTCCTTTAACGCATCTTCTGGCACTTCTTGAATGCGTTTATTCAAGTCTTCCAGTTCTTTGGTCAATGGCACACGAACTTTAAATTTATGTCCAGCAAGATCGAATGTCTTGGTGCGTATGTTGGTGGTGTCACCAAATGCAGATGATAGTTTTGTCATGTCAATATCTTGTGGTTGGTCGAACAATTTTCTGATAGATGATTTCGTTAAGCTCAAGAGCGTAGGAAACAACTTCATCTGGGGTCATTTTGTCAGCATGATTTTTTGCAATCTCATGCGACAAAGTGATGGCGGTCATTTTCTGTTGGGTAAACCCAAACCAATCTTTTCTAAGTTCGGCTTGTGTTACCAAAAATCCCAACAGATCATTTGTATTGTGTATTGTAGTTTCTGTCATTTTTATTCTGATGGCTCAGATGATGCAACTTGTGTAGACACAGGGTTGTATTTAGCAAGTACTGTCAAACAAACAAATTCAACAGTGTCAGGTTTTGCCTTAGCAAGAGCGCCGGCAACTTCGCTGGCTGTAACTACCAATCCTTTGGCAACTGCGTCCAAGGATTTGTAGGTAGTCGCCAACACTTCAACAGCGTCAGCGACTTTCATCAGGAATTGCTCCAGCCGTACTGATTACCGCGAGGATGGATAGTAAACATACACTTGGCTTCTGCGCCGGGCTGTGCGTCAATTTGAAACTGACCCACACGACCATTAAAAGCATAAGCAACAGTGTTTGTTCCATCATAAGCCGCAATAGCATAAGTCCGATCAACCAGACCAGAATATGCGTCAGCACGAATCAACAACAAGCCAGCATCTGAGGGATTCCATGCCGCAGTGATGGTCATGGATGTCGGTGCAGATTGCGTTGGGATTTTGTCGCTTTGGCGTGAACCAGCAACTCCGAACGAGGCCATTGCGTCATCCTGACCAAAAGGAGGGACTGCCTCAATAGTTGCCAATGCCGTGCCTGATGCGCCTGTACCGCCAGCGGATGTACCGACAAGGGTTGCAACTTGTGCTGTCCAAATTGCCAAGTTGGCGGTGGTGAACGGGGCGGCACTTGTCTGCATCCACATTGATGCAACAAAGCCCGGTAAAACTTTTGACGGTAATGCCATGTTTGATTCTCCTGATTAAGCTGTGTTTGTCCAACCGTACTGATTGCCACGGGGATGCAAAGTAAACATACATTTAGCTTCTGCGCCCGGTTGTGCATCAATCTGAAACTGCCCTACGCGAGCATTAAAAGCGTAATTAATTGTGCCTGTACCATCAGTCGCTTGGACAATGTAAGTGCGATCAATTAAGCCTGAATAAGCATCACCACGAATCAACAACAAAATTGAATCGCTTGGATTCCAAGCAACAGTAATTGTCATTGAGGTAGGTGCGCTTTGTGTTGGCAATTTGTCAGATTGGCGTGAACCAGCAACACCGAATGAAGCCATAGCGTCATCTTGACCAAACGCTGGTATTGCTTCCACTTGCAACAAATTGCCGCTGATAGTTAGCGGAGAAACGCTTGCAATCAACGAAAGCTGTGCGGTGGTCAATGGTGTTGGTGTTGCGCTTGGTTGCACATACAGCGAGGCGGTAAAGCCGGGTAAGACTTTGGTTGGTAACGGCATATCAATCGTCCTTCAAAAAAGTTGCAATTAATGTTTTATGTTGGAATGTCCAAAGTGCAATCAAGAAAGATTTCCGCAAGCTTTTGCTCATTGTTGTATGAGTTGTAGAGCCAAAACACATCAGCTTTAGCAATCCAAAACCCATATGTTGCGCCACCAAAAAGCCCCGAATAACCGTGCAATGATTGTAAGATGGTATTTGAAATTGTGAAACCATCTTCTATGATTTGCGAAAAAATACTTATTTGAAATGTCGGCCTGTCAATTCCCTTGTTGTTTTGGCTTTGACCCGTATAGACAGGCTGGTGGACATTGCGAAGATTCCAAGTGATGAATTTTGGCTCAATCGCAAAATTGCGGTTGAATGAAGCGTAGACAGGCACAGGCGTGACGATTGACTGCAATTGCGCCTGAATTGCTTTGCCGTAGACATCTGGGTTGTTTTGTGCCATTACACAGCAACCACAGGGTCATTGCGTACACACAAGAGCATTGCAGTCATGCGGTCATTTGCTTCACGCACATTGTCAATTCGCCAATCATAGCCGCGCCAAGTAATTGAATAGGCATTTTGATTGTCAACAATAGTTTTAAGGTTTGGCGTGTAATTAAGCGTCATTTCAACAATGTCTGAGTACACCCTGTACTTGTCAGCAATCTTCACGTTGTTTGCTACAGAATGAATTTTTGCGCGAGTGTTGAACCACACCGTTTGAGTAGTAGTCTGCTCACCAAAGTCAGTCTTTCCAAAACTTAGCGTCTTAACTGCAATGTTTTCAAACCGTGCAATTGCCATGTCTTACCTCACATAACCAAAGGTTTGTATGGGCGCAAGAGCGTAGACACACCAAAAGGAATGGCGTGTTGAATCTTTTCGGTTGTGTCACTGCGATTGTTGTAAAGATGCGTCAGCAACAGCTTGCCAGCAATCTTAATTACTTCGTATGCCGCCACTGGATTTGCAGGGGACACATACTCACACACGACAGGGCTGGTCATATTGCTGTTCAAATCGCTTGGAAGCGTCTGCAAGACCACTTTGTTGCCTGAGTTGTCGTAGTAGTACTCTGATGCAGAAACGGTCGTTAAAACGGGCGGTGTTGCGTCATTGAAATACTTGACATTTGTAATTGTCACGCCGCTTGCTGGCGTGGAATTGTTTTGGCTAACTTCAGGCAAGTCCAAAGACAAAGGTGTGCCGTACAGACTTGCAGAGTTGTAGTACACCCGATAGCTTGTGGCAAAAATGCTCATGCCAAGGTAATCTTCAATGGCTTGACGGGTTGCAATTTCCAACCCTGCCAAATAAGTGTCCTGACTTGTGTCATCAAACAAGTTGAGTTGCTGACGTATTTCAGCCAACGTCAACCATGCGGTCGCGTTGTCCCGCGCAATCTGTTCAAACTTTTCGTAGTTGAATGGATTGCGGGTTGGCGCACCAATGTTTAAATAGCCAAGTTGGTCAACAGGCATAATTAAACACCAACCAAACGAATGCCAGCAAAAGGATTGCGTACAGTAGAAACTAAACGCTTTTCTGCGTACAGAGTTATAAATCCGGGTGTAGTCTGCTCAAACGCTTGCACGTTCATTTCTTCCACA